AATATAACGAGGTGCAATTATAATACTCTTAGATAACAACCAAATAATTTTAGCCAGTATCTTTCAGTCTATGAAAGATTATCCCGAACTAAATGAAGACTATATTAGGCATATGGTTCTAAACACATATCGAAAATATAATTCAGAGTTTCGTGAGGAATACGGGCAACTCGTAATTTGTAATGATTCTAGTAATTGTTGGAGGAAAAAAATCTTCCCACAATACAAACAGAATAGAAAGAAGAACCAGTCAAATTCTGATATGGATTGGGATGCAATCTATAACAGTCTTCATACTATTCGTTCTGAAATTAAAGAAATTTTTCCGTATAGAAACATCACAGTTGAAACAACGGAAGCCGATGATATCATTTTTGTGTTGACTAAGCATTATCACAAGTTGGAAAAGATACTTATTTTGTCTAATGACAAAGATTTTATGCAACTTGGTCAATTTGAAAATGTTTACCAGTACAGTCCCTTGAAAAAGGGATACATTAAGAGCGATAATCCAAAGATATTTTTGTTGGAGCATATCATTCGCGGAGATTCTTCTGATGGTGTGCCTAACATCCTTTCGGATGATGACACATTTGTTAATGAAGAAAAATCTCAAAAGAGACTTACAACCAAGGTTATGTCTAAAGTTATGGATGACATCGTGAATAACCGCATTCAAGAGTTACCTTTTTATGACAGAAACAAGTCTATTATTGATCTGTCTTGCATTCCTAGTGATTTGGAGCAAGCGGTTATCGAACAATTTGAGAAACCAGTTATTGGCTCAAAAGCAAAAGTCATGACATACATGATTGAAAAGAAACTAAAGAATCTAATTACAAACATAGAGGATTTTTAAATGTCAGATTACTACAAGGGTAAAGAACCAGACAATCGGGATTTTAAGCGCACAGTCAAGAAGACACGGGTAAAGAAAAGCCGTGGCACAAGACACGATACTCGTCGTATTTTAGATGATTTAAAACATGGAACAGTTGACTTTGATGATATTATGGATAAAATGGAAAACGAGGATTACCAATGACTGATACTAAGACAACAACAAAAATTTCAAAACAAACACTTACAATTCTAAAGAATTTTACTTCAATCAATTCCAATCTTCTGGTAAAGCCAGGTAATAAGATTGTTACTGTTGCTCCCGCTAAAAATGTAATGGCAGAAGCAAATGTTTCTGAAACATTTGATGTAGAGTTTGGAATCTGGGATATGAACAAGTTTCTAGGAACTGTTTCATTGTTCAAGGATCCTGAATTTGTATTCAACGATAAGCATGTTATCATTTCTGGTAATAATAGTTCAAGCGTGACTTATTATTATTCTGAACCCAAACTACTGACAGTACCAACCAAGTCAATTAACATGCCAGATGCTGTTGTTGAATTTGATTTGACTGAAACGATCTTTGATGAGATTGTTCGTGCGTCTTCAGTTCTGCAACTACCGCACCTCTCTATAACTGGAGATGGGAATAAGTTGATTGGTGTTGTTTGTGACAAGAACGATCCAACATGTAACAAGTTTAGTGTTGAACTTGGAAAGAATACTTCCGATGCAGAGTTTGATTTCCGAATCGAAAATCTAAAGTTCTTGCCGGGTGAATATCAAGTAAAGATTGCGAAGTCCACTATTAGCCAATTTAGCCATAAAGATATTTCTTTGAAGTATTGGGTTGCATTGGAATCGACTAGCAGTTACCATAACTGAGTAAATCCCATGTGTCTGAAGAGGACGATTGGATTTCCAATCGTCCTTTTTCTTGGAGTTAATTATGAATACTATTAATTTGTTTGTAGAAAAATATCGTCCAAAAACCATTGATGAGTGTATTCTTCCTGCTTCTCTTAAAAAGACATTCAATGATATTGTAAAAGGTGGAGAATGTCCCAACCTTTTACTTTCAGGAAAGGCTGGAACGGGTAAAACAAGTGTTGCCCGAGCATTGTGTAACCAACTAGGAGCAGATTGGATTATCATTAACTGCTCTGAAGATGGTAACATTGATACGCTTCGAACTAAGATTCGGCAGTTTGCTTCCACTATTTCTTTGTCCGATACAAAGAAAGTTGTTATTCTGGATGAGTTTGATTATTCAAATGCACAATCAATCCAGCCAGCACTACGAGGCGCAATTGAAGAGTTTGCAAAGAACTGCCGATTCATTCTGACATGTAATTATAAGAATCGAATCATTGAGCCAATTCATTCTCGTTGTACTTGCATAGACTTCTCTATTCCAATCAAAGAAAAGCCACAATTGGCAAAAGACTTCCTTTCTCGTTGTGAGTTTATTCTAAAGGAAGAAAAGATTGGTTATGATAAAAAAGTTCTCACACAACTCATTATAAAGCATTTCCCGGACTTCAGAAGGACTTTAAATGAGTTGCAGAGGTATTCCTCGGCTGGAATCATAGACATTGGTATCTTGAGCGAAGTCGGGGATATAAAGATAAAAGAACTCATGGATCACATGAAGAATAAAGACTTCAGTGCAGCCAGAGTTTGGGTTGTATCGAATATAGACAATGATCCACAGCACATCTTTAGGAAGTTATATGACGGCTTATATGAAAACTTAAAGAGCGGATCTATTCCAACTGCCATTCTTGCTCTAGCGGAATACCAATACAAATCGGCATTTGTCGCGGATCAGGAGATCAATTTAGTGGCATGTATCGTTGAACTTATGATGGGGTGTGAATTTAAATGAAATTGGGTGACTTTTTAACTGCTATTAACTACTCAAAGGAACCGATCCTTGATGGGGATAATAATCCCTCAGAAAGAGAGTATGCACCTTACATCATAAATCATTCTCTTTCTTATTTTCCAGATACCATCATGCAGTGCAATCAAATGAATTCCATTCCCGGAATTCAAAAAAAGATGCATTTTGACTACTTGCGGTTATCTGTACGACAGAGAAAGAGGTACAGCAAATGGCTAAAAGATGAACATGGAATGATGGAACTATTGGATATGCTGAAAGAAGTATATGGTTATTCTTATAAGCGTTCCAAGGAGGTATTAGACCTTCTCAGTCCGGAGGACATAGAAGAACTGAAGAAGCAAACTTACCGTGGTGGTTCATCTCGTCAAAAGTAGCCAAATTCTAAATATCTGTGCCAACAATGAAAAGGCATAATAGGTATTATTAGTAGAAATGGCTTTAATATGAAACACACGGAAGATATATTTGAAGGTTATGGTGTAGAGATTAAATTTGAAAATGAAGACGACTTCCTCAAGATAAAAGAAACTCTAACAAGAATAGGAGTTTCTTCCAAAAAAGATAAAAAGTTGTATCAAAGTTGCCATATACTTCACAAGAGAGGAAGATATGCAATTCTTCATTTTAAAGAACTATTGGCTCTAGATGGATTAGAAACAGATACAAGTGAAAGTGATCTTGCTCGTAGAAATACAATAGTTAAATTGTTACACGAATGGGGTCTATTGACTCCAATAAGCGACAAGTATAAAACAAACCAATTGAGCATTGCTCAACTAAAGATTATTCCTTTTAAGGAAAAGAAAGAATGGGAATTGATTCCTAAATACCATATAGGAAAGTAATAAATTATGCAAACACTTGTGATAAGTTATTTTTGTGATGTAGATGGTAGAACATATTATACAGATCACGCAAAAAGATTTAAGGAAGAGTGTGAATCATTTGGAATTCCTTACTCAATAGATCATCTGGAATCTCAGGGTTCTTACCAAAATAACTGTTTAATTAAACCAAAATTCATTTACAAAAAATTAATAGAAAAACAAAGACCAATACTTTGGTTAGATATTGATACTTTTATTCTAAAGGAACCATCTATATTTGATGGATTTTCTTCTCTCGGTGTTAATATGGGTGTGGCTTCTACTGATGCAAAAGAGTTGAGACAGATAAAGGCATCTCCTCTTTGGTTTAATTATAACAGTGAAACCCTAGAATTTATTCAGATGTGGATAAAGCAATGTGATGTAGTTCGACAAACACAGAGCAATCTATTCGATCATGAAACTTTTATAGCGTGTATGGCTAATTACATAAAAGAAAAAAAGATTGCAATACTCAACCGGGATTATTGTGAATGGCCAGGAAAACAATCTAATTCAACAGTTTTTATGATGGGATTATCTGATATGCCATCCAAGAAAGAAGTATTGAAAAAGATGGGATATACAGATCAATTGATTGAATGGCAATCGCCGGGTAATTCTTTCATGGCGGAGTCACGATGAATTGCATTTCTATTTCCAATGGTGAATTGCTAGATCGGTATACTATTCTTCTTGTCAAGATGAAAAACATCAAAGACAATGAAAAGAGAAAAAATGTTTCTGAAGAATTAGAATTTTTACAAAAACATGT